TCCTTTTCATCCTAGTTTGCGGACCAGAGAAGGTTTTTATACACTAGGATGTTGTGACGACAAATTAAAAACTATTTTCATTGCGGCAGATTTATCAGACTATAAGTTTAAGAGAGTATTATGTCATGAAATAGTCCATGCCGCAATGTTTAGTTATAATGTTCAATTAAGCTATGAAGAAGAAGAGGTGATAGCAGACTTGATAGCTATATATGGACAAGAAATAATTGATATCACGAACAAATTATTTTTTAATATGGTATATAAAGTAAAATAAGGGTAATAGATATAAAAATCTATTACCCTTATTTTTAATTTTCTGGATGTTCCTCAACTGGAAGAGCAACAGCCTTTTCATAGTATTCTGCCGCTTGACCATTTCCACCTAAACCTGCATATAATTTAAAGAATTCAGTTAATTGGTCATATTGCGCCTAAGTCATATACCGTTGACGTAAATATGTTTTACATAATTGAATTAATCTAAATTTATAGGACTATAAAATTAAATCTATATCCTAATGTTCTTTGTCTTCGCAAGCTTTTAAACGCTTTTCAAGTCTGTGCATTTCTTCCACTATTGGCTCTAATTCATCTAAAATAATCTTGCGTAATTCAGCATTATCTTTTTCTTCTAGAAGTTTTTGATAATTTTTTAGCTAGCTATGTAAATATTTACAAAAAGCGAGTGCGCCGGCAGCCACTAAACCAAAAAAGATTTCCCACATGTGGGCAGTAAAAAAATCCATAATGTCCACTCCCTTTTTAAATTATCTATAAATATTAAAGAACGGGAATGGAAAATTTCTTTAATCTGTCCAATTAAATGAAGAGTTCTTTTGTTTTATTAAATGAGCTCCTATACAAATTGCATCACATTCATCTTGTGTGGCTTTTTTATTATATGTATTTAATACATATGTCTGGGCATTGCGTTTTTGTTCGGCTCTAGCAGTCCCTTTTATATTAAGTGTTGACTTCCAGGTTCCAGCTAAAACTGCTGTATTCGGCAAGCCCAAATCGGTTACCAGTTCATAGACTACCCCGAACACCTCTGCTAAAACTTTAAAAGTTTGTACATTATTAACGCGTTGCCCATCCATATATATATCTTCAAAAATTACTTCATCTATATCATATTCATCAATCAAAGATTTTATTTTATTTTTAATTTTATGTAATCTTACACCCATGTTTATATCTTCAAATGTAAAATGTCCATAATCAAATAATTCTTCATTTTTGAATATAGCATAACCGCTTGTTCTACTGCTCTAGTCGAGTGCTAATATATTACTCACTTGTAGACCCAAAGCCTCCTTTGCGCTCCCCATTTGCACAATCATCTTCAGTGGTAATATACTTATGAATAATACCCTGACCAATGATATCGCCTTTCTTTAACTGAATAGGGGTAGGAGATAAATTAATAACTTGGAAATAAATATGGCCTTCGTTATCTGGATTATTGTAATAATCAGCATCAATAATACCAACACTATTTGCTAACATTAACCAATGCTTTAATGGTCCAGAGCTACGAATACTTAATTCTAAATATTCATCATCAGCTAACTGACATTTCATTCCAGTAGGAACAAGAGTTGGTTTAGTATTTTTTGCTTTTGTCATTTTTGCAATTTCAGATAATGGATAAGGTTGATATGGAGTAGCATTTTCCATAATTAATTTTAAATGAGAATAAGGCTCAATTATAATATCTTCTGCTACTTCAAAATCATAACCTGCGGAACGTGCTGTTTTTCGCACCGGCATATTTATTTCACTATTGGAATATTTACTTACTTTTTCAAACTTTGCCATTAAAATTCTACTCCATATTTAATTTCTACATTTGAATAAGGTTCTTTTTCATCATTGAAAACTTTTGTTAAAGAAACCTTTTCATATTCATCAATAATCTGACCCTTTTGTTTTCTTTCCTTATGGACGCTGCTATATTTAGCAAGAGTATATGAATTATCGTTTTTAGCTTCTTCGATTAAACGAGCAGCTTCTTCTTCTGTATCAACTCTATATGTTTCTGTTGTTGTAATTAAATATTTTGCCATTATTAATTTACCTCGATTTCAATTTTATTTTCACTATATAAATTTTTAGTATATTTGTCAATATCTTTAATTATTCTTTTTAAAAAAGAATTTTCGCCATAAAGATGAATATAATTAATGTTATTTTCTAAACAATATTTACTAATTAATTCACCAACTTTAATAGTTTCTACTTTACCAATACTAGTAATTTTATCATCTTTAACTTCTAAAATTTCTTGGCGATAATGAAAAAGATTAAAATGACAGATTATTCCGTCTCTCATATATTAACCTCCAAATTCTACTACTCCATATTGGAAATCAAATAAATGCATACAATGAGTTTCTCTACTTTTTGTAGTTACCCAAATATCTAAATAAATTGGATCGCTAGAATCAATATCTTTAATTTCTCCAACAGCTTTTACGCAATCAATAACTACCTCACCCAATGATTCTAAAGAAGTAAATTCTTTAATAAATCCTGTAAAATAAGAAATTTCTTTACAAAGAAGCATAAAATATTTTGTTTCGTGTTTCTTTTGGAACTCATTAATAATTTTAATATCTTCTTTAATTTGTTCTTCATTATGAGTTGGTAATTGAGAAATGATTTGTTGATTCATTTCATACATGCTCATTGTAACACCGCCTTCAACTTTCTTCAAAGAACCAATAGTTTCATCCATGTATTCTAAAAAGTTTTCTGGAATTTGCATTAAACCATTTTCTCCAACCATAAACATCTAGTCTAATTCTACATCATACAATAATTCTCCCAATTGAAATTCATTCAAATGTTTATATAAATCATGATGATGATTAAAAGTATACTTAACTTTTAAATTATTAAATTCAGTATTCATTTTTAACCTTCTTTTTTATTTTTATTATAACATATTATCTATTTAAAGTCAAAATTCTTTGATTAGTAGAACCAATCATTGGTTGAGTTATATCTCGTAATTCTTTTATATATTCACCATCTATTAAAACATTTACTTTATCTAAAATAGATTTTAATCTTGCTTCAGAACGATGTTGTAATGTTTCATATTTATATCCAGTCCAAAGATATATTTCTACATCGGGAAGAGCTTCCTTTACATTTGATATAACTAAATCAGTTAAAAATATATTTTCTGGATCTAGCGGTTCTCCTCCCATAACACAAAATGTTCTTTTAATTCCATTAGCATAAAGATTATCAATAATAGTATCTAATACATCCTGTGTAAATTCTTTTCCCCCACAAAAATCCCAAGTTTGCGGATTATGGCAATCTGGACAATGTCTTGAACAACCCTAAGTAAAGAAAGTTAAACATACTCCAGGAGCTGCCGCTAAATCATTTTTAATAATTCCTGCGTAACGCATTATATCCAACTCCATTCATTTTTGCTTGCTCTAGTTCCTAATTCAGTTGCTTGTTTTTCAAACCATATGTCATAATATGAAGTTTTTAAAGTTTTTCCTATTTTAATTAAAAACTTTCTATACCAATATCTAATAGCTGAAGGTATAGCAATAACAACTGGCATTAACCATCCCCACATTAAATTTTGTATTGAATGTCCATATTCGTGAACTCTTAAATCATAATTCTTTTCTCCATGGATAATAAACATTCCTAAACTAACTCCACCAAAATTCCAAGGAACTACTACATAAAAAGCTTTTCTATATTTATAACTCCAAAATTTACAAATTTTAGATAATATTATATAAACAATAAACCCAATAATATTTAAAGGTAAACCCCAAGTAAATTGAATTAAATAATACATAAATTATATACACTCCTCATATTTTTTATGGAATACATCTGGTTTACAAGGATAAAATTCTCCTCGTAAACCAAGAATAATAAAATCTCCAATGCTAGCAGTCATATCTCCTTCTAAAGTATGAATAATTGGAATTCCAGAAGAAATATCGATTTGATCGCCACCATATCGTTTAATTTCCCCAATATTATTTCCTGTCCATTCCATAGCCTAAATAATACAAGGACGAGTTTTATAATATTTCATCATTATTCTAATACCCCCACATGTTTTACTCTATCTTCTACCTCTGCTTGTTTGCCATTATTAAAAGCAGTTTTATAATCACCAGTTAAATAACCAGTAACTCTGCGTAATTGCTGAATATTTTTGCTTGCACACATAGGACAATAATCATTAAATTCTCCTGTATATCCGCAATCAAGACAAGTATCATTAGGGATATTAATTGCTAAATAAGGAATATCCTTATCCATAGCATAATTTACAATTTGTTCTAGTGCCTTTAAATTTGTTTGAACGCTACTATCAAGTTCTACATAAGTAATGCATCCAGCAGAAGAATATCCTGTCAATTCACTTTCAATATCAATTTTTTCAAATGGACTCATCTGATGCCAAACCGGCACATGCATACTATTTGTAAAGTAATCTCTATCAGAAATATTTTTTAATTCACCATATTTAGCTTTGAACTTTTTCATAGCTGTATAGCAAAGATTTTCCGCAGGAGTGAAATAAACTCCAAAGTTTAATTTATATTCTTCCTTGAATTTCGCACATTTATCTTTGAACATTTGTTCAATTCTTTTTGCTAACGCCATACCTTTTTCAGTTGTATGGTCTGTGCCGATTAAGATTTGAAGTGTTTCCGCAAGACCTAATTGACCGATTGCTAGTGTACCATGTTTAAGGGCACTTCTAATTCCTTCTTCTGGAACATATCCTGCCATTAAACCATTTTCATACATAAACTTTGCAGCTTTAGGTGACTGTGAAGCAATCCATTCAAATCTTTCGATTAACATATCCTTTGCTTCATCAATCTTTGCTTCAAGCATATCAAAGAAAATATTTAATTCTAATTCAGTGCTCCAACTATCTTCGCTAAAATTATCTGCTAGTTCTACAGCTTCCATTGCTAGTGTTGGTAAAATAATTGTAACAGGACAAATATTTCCTCTTCCATCTTTCTGTTGGCCGAGTCCATTAATATCCCAGCCATTTGCGGTTCTACACACGTTTATCCAATGTCACCATTGGCGCTGACTATATCTTCATCTCACAAAAGTGAGGTTGTCTTCCGCTTCGAATGTGCGCCTATCTCACATCCTACTCCCTTACATTCATCAGGGATAGTCGATACACTTTATTCATCATAATATTCAAATAGCCATTTTCCTTTAAATGGACTTTTAATTTGTCCATTTAATCTTGTTGTAATAGAAGTTTTTCCATTATTAATTCCACAAGCCTTAGCACAATTAATAATCGTTTCAAAGATGTCAATTTCACTAGTTTGAATATTAATTCGTTTAATTTTTTTAGCCATAGGATTTTTATTACCTATTTTTGTTTGACGAATTTTTTCTTTAATAACTTCCATTTCTTCTTCTGTTTTAGAACGATATGTATTTCCGCCACATTTATTGATTGCGTCGGTTTCATTATATCCTTCTTCAACAGAATTATAATATTGAATCCAATATTGTTCTTTTTGATTTAATTCTTCCTGTGTTTCCGCGTTATCAATAACTTCAAGAAGCCATTGATCTGGACCATATTTTCTAATTGCTCTTGCGAAATGTGTATCAATAATATTTCGCATTGCATCATTTATGTGTCTATGAAAACGATACTAAACAGGACGAATTGTTTGGCCTATATAAACTTTACCATTTATTTTATTTGTAATTTTATATATTTCCATTATATTCACCACCTTATGATGAATATTATGATGAATCTTAGCACGGTCTCATCTTATTAAATGAACTATTTTTAATAAGACCTAACCGTTAGCCTCTTTAAGAAACACCCTCGGGCGAGGTTCAAAAGATTTTAGATGAGCTGCATTTTCACTTACCCATCGTTGAGAAATAAGTCTTAGGATCATTAGGGTCATATCCTGCATTACCAGACCAATCAATATTAGCATAATTAGGATATAATCTTTTTGAAGTAGATTCTAATGCTAACTGATATAAATCATAGTTAGGATCACCAGGTTCTCTATTAATACCTTTTCCTAATTGGAAAATTCCACAAGGGAAAATAGATGTTTTATGTAAAGCACCTAAGCCTTCAATAGATACCTTTAATAATTCTTCAATTACCATTCTTCCTTCTGAAAGAGTACAAGTTCCATAATTAATACTTGTAAATGGTAATTGATTACCAGAACGAGATTGTAATGTATTTAAATTATGATATAAACCCTCTACTGCTTGATGAACTTCTTTTCTTGTTTGATCAATAGCATATTCATATGCTTTATCACAATAAGCACTATAATCTAATTCATCAATAGAATAATCTACTGCGTTTTTTAACATATTTTCAATGGAATAATCAATACCTTCCCAATCAGCAAGATATTTTAATCCATCTTTATAATGTTTTGCAAAGCTCTTTCTAACATAAGGAACCATTGTCCAGTCTAAATGAGTTGCAGATACACCACCAAATTGCTGTAATGATTGTAATTGGAAAATTACAGCAACTAACTGGAATGCTGTATTTACAGAACCTGCTGGCCGCACATCAGTTTGTCTTGTATTAAAACCATTTGCTAATAAATGGTCAAAAGGAACAGATAAACAATTATGAGAACCTACAAAATAACTGTCTAAATCATGAATATAAATCATATTATTCTCATGATTTGCTCTTGCTTTTGGAGAGATTAAAAAATCTAAAGCAAGTCTTTTAGTAACAACCCCAGATGCTTCTCCTGTTCTACCACCAAATGAATGTTCATCAACATTTGCATTTTGATTTTGAACATCTTCTGCACGAAGTTTTTCTTTAATTGCTTCAATAAAATCATTGCTATAATTTCTAGCAACTTCTTTTTTATATCTAAATCTAATATATGCCTTCGCAACATCTTTACGCTCCGAAGTCATTAAATAATGTTCTACTAAATCTTGAATGTCTTCTACTGTTAATTCTCTTTTAATTGCTTCACGATA